GGCCCCTGCCATCCTTCCCGACGAAAGGTAGTACAATGATCCGACAAGAAAAGATGCCATTTCAACTAGACCGTCCAGTCTTTGTTAAGCGCCCGTTTCAATCTTGGGGCAGACAGCTAAAGAAGGGTGATGAGTTTAAATGGAAAGAGATTGGTGTAACTGAAGATAAGGCACTAATCTTGTACAGAGAAGGTTTTATCTATCACAACTCAGATTTTGAGATTAAACGTAAAGTTGGTGATGGACTAGAAGAACTAGATGTAGAGGGACTACACGGTCTTGTAGATACCCTTAATGCTAAAGTAAAAATTAAGACTAAGTCTACCACTGAGTTCGACAGAAAGAAGTGTAAGAAGTCTAAAGTACCCGATAAACAGCGTGGGCTTATTCGTAGCTGGCGTAGAAATTATGGTCACATGGAGACTGATTGATTATGGCTTGGTCGTATGATGCAACGAACTTAGGTACAGCTAGTGCAGCAGAGAGAATAAACTCTGTTCGCTTGCTTGTAGGTGACACTGACACTAACGACCAACAAGTCCAGAATGAAGAGATTACCTTCGCTCTCAACCAGACTAACGATAACGTCTACTACGCTGCTGCATGGTCCGCTAGGACAATAGCTGCACAATACTCTCGTAGAGTTACCCAGAACCTCTCAGGCGCACTCAGTGCTGACTATAGCGACTTACAAAACCACTACACTAGCCTAGCGGAAACACTAGAGCATCAAGGTAAGAAATCAGGTGCTGTAGTAGGTATCAAAGCTGGGGGAATTAGCATTGCTACTGTGGACAATGTTCGACAAGATACAGATCGTATTGCACCTTCCTTCCGCAGGGATAGATTCAGAAACCCACCAAGTTATAGTGGCGATGATTACGATTATAACTAAGGGGTAAGCTATGGCATTTACCAGGGGATATAATCTACTTAAGATGGTAGATGAGTTCGGGGAAACCCTTACTCTGCGTAAGAAGACTACAGCAGGTACTTATAACCCTGCAACAGGTGCAGTAACAGGATCAGCTACCACAGATTATAGCTTTACTGGTTACTTTTATAACTACGACCAAGGTATCATAGCAGACTTCGATCAGATCCGTAGAAGTAATCGTAAATGCGTAATACCAGCTTTAGGATTGGCAGTAGAACCCGATGACGAAGATCAGATTATTGGTAGCGGTGACACAGTTAACATTGTTTCTGTTGTTACTATATTTTCTAACGGGACTAAGATCTGCTTCCTGTGTGATGTGAGGGAATAATGCAAGTTACTGTTAGCCCCAGACTTACCAAGAAGAAGAAAGAGGTCACAGAGTTCGCTCAGAAACTCTTAGCTAATAAGCTTATCGAAGGTATAGATTACCTAGAGAGAGTTACCCCTGTTGATACTGGTGCATACGCTAGGTCTATGACCCTTAATCAAAGAGGTGATAGCTCTGGACCTGCCATAAGCTCTCGTAGAAAAGAAAGAGGCATAGACCCTAGCTCTGCCTTAGAAGATATGGCAAATAAGCTTTACTCTGAACTAGACTCCATAGACCTTATGCAAGGGGCTACTTTCGTGAACAATGCTCCTCATGCTAAGTTTGTAGAGAGGCGTCACGGAGTTTTTGACGGTCTCAGGAGTGTATTAAGGTAATGGCTAGTATCCACGACGACATAAGAGCTGCTCTTGAGGTTAAGCTGGCTGCTACCTCTAATATTCCTACACAGATAGCTTATGAGAATGTATCTTTTGAACCCACCACAGGTACTAGCTACCTGAAGGTTCAATATATGCCCACATCCCGTAGACCCGCAGTCCGAGGGCTTAACCCTCAGCAAAGATATGAAGGCGTCTTTAGACTTCATGTATACTGTCCAGAGGGTAATGGCCCTGCTACCGCTGATGCCTTTACCAACACTTTGATAGAAGCTTTTGAGGCTACTACTCATATAAACTATAACTCAATCACTGTGTCTATTGACTACGCTGAAAGACAGCAAGGTTTCTTAGATGCACCTTGGTACTATGTTCCGGTGAGTATCGGATGGTACTGCTATAACAATTAGGAGAATACATTATGGCCTTCGCACAAGGTTCTCGTTCCAGCCTATCGTTCATTGTGGAAAGCACATTTGGCACGACTCCTGCTGGTAACTTCACAAACTTACCCTTCAGCACACACTCTTTAAACCTAACTAAAGATCGTGTAGCTGGTACTGATATTCAAGCTGATCGTATGCCCCGTGTTGATCGTCATGGTAACCGTCAAGCTGCTGGTGATATTGTTGCTGACTTACGTGATGCTGACTATGATGCATTCCTAGAATCAGCTATGTTGTCCACTTGGTCAACTAACGTCCTTAAGGTTGGTACAACACCTAAGTTCTTTTCTATCGAAGATTACGCTGCTGACATCGACCAAGCTCGTTTGTTCACAGGTATGACAGTTTCTACTATGGGTATCTCTCTAGCCCCTAACCAGATGGTAACAGCTACCTACGGTATGGTTGGTAAGGACATGACTATTGGTGCTACTGAGAAGACACAAGACGCTGCATCAGGTGCTGCTCCATTCGATGCCTACTCAGGCACACTGGAGATTGGTAATACTAACGGCTCGCCTTCTACAGCAGCTATCGTAACTGGTATGGACTTCACTCTGACTAACTCATTCGCACCTACTTTCGTAATTGGTAGCGACAGTGCACCACAGTTAGAAGTTGGTCGTGCAGAAATCGAAGGTACTCTATCAGCTTACTTTGAGGATGCAGCCCTGATCAACCGCTTCTTGAATGAAACTGAGACTGAGCTTGAGGTAACTGTGGGTGACGGTAGTAACACTATCAAGTTCGCTTTCCCACGAGCCAAGATTAATAGTGCAGACGTAGGTGTAGATGGCCCAACTAGCCGTGTTATCTCTATGTCATTCGTAGCACTCTACAACACAACAGATGCAAGTAACTTAGTTATTACTCGCTCATCGTAATCCCTAGCTAGGGCGGGGGAGTGTCGGTGTCGGGTCTGATGCTCCCCCTTTTAGCAAACTAACCCGACATCTTTTACCCGAAAGGAAACTCGACATGGACTTGATGGATTTAAAACCTAAGTCAGATACTATTGAAGTAATCTTGAAACACCCTAACACTCTTGAGCCACTAACTAATGATGATGGTAGCGAGATGACTGTTACGGTACACGCTCAACACTCTAAGGAATACCGCGGAGCTATGCATGAGCAACAAGACCGTAGGATTGATAAGCTGCAGAAGAAAGGTAACAACAAGTACTCCGCAGCAGATCTTGAGACAGATACTATCAACCTACTGGTCAAGGTTACTAAGGAATGGGATATCACCTATGGCGGTGAGAAACCTAAGCTAACCTCAGCTAAAGCTAAAGAAGTATACACTGAGGTATTCTGGCTTCGTAACCAGATCGAGGAGGCACTCTCTGAAAGCTTGGATTTTACCAAGGCCTGATTGACGAACTGCTTGAGTACGCAGAACATGAGTTCTCTCTCAATAAGTCCGGCAAAGATGGCACATCCCAAAGAGAACATTTAGAGCAAGTACAAAGGCAGACTGGTCAGACACCAAAGGAATTAGAAGGAACCCCTTTTCCCACGTTGGTATCTCACATATGGTCTGCCTTTGCTGCATTAAGCTCCGCAAGAACTAACGGGTTTAGTGGACCTAATCCACTTAGTTACACTGAGATAAAGTCTTGGGTAGAACTGACTAACGCCTCTGTATCTGCTAGAGATGTAGAAGCAATCAAGAGCCTAGACATAGTTTTCATAAGGACACATAATGGCTGATGTAAAGTTTGACATTGAGGTTACTGGTATAAAGGAGCTGAAAGATGCTGCTGCCAGTTTCGACCGTCTTGGTAAGATCTCTGCCAAACTATCAGCTCAGTATAAACCTTTAGGTGCTCAGACTACAAGACTTGTCCAAGAGCAAAAAAGACTTACAACTGTTCATAAGCAGTTAGAGAAAGCTATTAAAGACGGTCTTATAACTGACGCTCAGGCTAATAAAGCTATGGCCGAGCAAGAGAGGTTGTCTAAAGAGAGAATACTTACAGATAAAACTCTCATAGCTCAGGCTAAGAAGAGGGCCAAAGCTGAAAAAGAGCTAAAGAGAGAAACAGCTAGACTTGTTAAGGAATACGCCCCTGCCAGAACTGCCGCTGACTTATATCGAAAGAAGCTTAAGGAAATTGATCAAGCTTTACACCGTAATGTCATTAGCTCTGACGAAGCTGCAAAAGCGACTGCAACTCTTAAAAGAGAGTTCAATCAGTTTACTTCAGGTCTAGCTACTGGTGGTAACCAGTTTGCTAAGTTTAACGTAGAAGCTTATAAAGCTAACCAAAGAACCAAAAGATTTGCTTCTGTAGGTCTACAGCAAGCTGGTTATCAGGTAGGTGACTTTGCAGTACAGCTTCAAGGTGGTACTAACATAGCTGTTGCCTTTGGTCAACAGATGTCTCAGTTGTTAGGTATCTTTGGGGCAGGTGGTGCTATAGCCGGTGCTGGTGTTGCTATTGCCACTGCTTTCATAGCACCCCTTATAGATGCAAAGAAAAATGCTAAAGGTTTTAATGACACTTTAGAAACTATTGGCTCTACTATTAGCTCTATGGAATCTCTTGGGGATACTTTAAGGGATGTCTTAGTTGCCCCTTTCTTTGAAGGACAAGAAGCTGCTACTTCTTTCTTTACTAGAATAACTCAGGAACAAGAGAAGAGAGCAGGTCAAACAATAGCCACTGCTTTAGGGGAGCGAAAGTCTTTAACAGGTAGAGGTACTGGTATATTAGGTACTTTAGAACGTGTAAAAGCGGAACTTGAAAAAGGTACTACACAAGGTCTTTTCCCTGCTCTGGAAGGTGAAAAACCTAAAATAAACCAAGAAGCTATTGATGCTGTAGATGCAGCTATGTTAGACCTGTCACTCGCTGTAAGATCTAAAACAGGTGAACTTCTTCCTTTAGAAGAAATGGCAGAAAACTTAGTAAACCTTGCTGAAGCAGGTAGAACTTCTGCACCTACTATACAAAAAGCAATAACAGACCTTATTCAGTCAGATGACGTTTTGTTGGGTGTTTACAGAAGAGTTATCGAAAAGAGAGCTGAAGACGCCAAGGCTGCAGCTGAGGCTGTTAGCGATAGAGAAAACGCCCTAATGAAAGGTACGTTTGATCTTCAAGATGAGTTATACAAGCAGCATAAACAAGAACAAGAAGATGACTTTAATAACTTCATAGCATTACAAGCGGCAGCTGAGAAAAAACTAGCTGATGAAAACGCAGCCTACGTTAAGAAACAAAAAGACTTAGACGCTGCAGGTGATCTAGCCATACTTAACACCCAAGCTCAAGCTGAGATTGACCTAATGGCTGCAAACGCTAAATACGAAAGCGATCAGAACGCCCTTAGACAAAAAGAGCTAGACGAGACTAATCAAAAGATCACAGAATTAGCTGAAAGGCTTTCTATCCCCTTCGCTCAAGCTTTAGGTCTTATACGTCAAGCTAAAGCTGAGGCTACTGTGGGTCTTGATGCCTTTGGTGGTCCTGGAGAATTTAAGTATAGTACACCTACTAAGTTTAAACCTAGTAAAGCTAAGGTAACTAAAGCTCCTAAAGATGCTTTAGTATCCCTTATGCAAAACCTTACACTGCAAAAAGAGTTGTTAGGTGTAGAGGAAGACAGGGCCAGTGTCTTACAAGCATTAGGTGAGTCTCGTAACAAGTATACAGAAGAGCAAATACAGAGAGCTGTAGATCTAACTGAGAAGATAAGACTACAGACAGAAGAACTAGAAAAACAAGAACGTATAGCTGACACAATAAGTCAATCTTTTGGTGACGCCTTCATGTCTATTGTAGACGGAACTATGTCAGCTAAAGATGCCTTTAGATCTATGGCTGCTGATATTATAAGAGAGCTTTATAGAATCCTTGTTGTTGAAACTATGGTACAGTCAATCAAAAGATCTATATTCCCCTTCGCTGATGGTGGTGTTATCCAAGGTGGTAAGCAAGTACAAGCCTATGCTAATGGTGGTGTAGTAGGAGGCCCAACATACTTCCCTATGGCTGGTGGTAAAACTGGTCTTATGGGTGAAGCTGGCCCAGAAGCTATTATGCCCCTTAAGAGAGGTAAAGGTGGTAAGTTAGGCGTAGAGGTTAGTGGAGACACTGGTGCTGTAAACATTGTACAGAACTTTAGCTTTGCAGCTAATGGTGATGAAAGTGTCAAGAAGATAATTGCAGAGGCTGCACCTAAGATTGCTAATATGACACAACAACAAATCATGGATGCTCGTCGTAGAGGCGGTCAGATGAGAAGCACGTTTGGATAATACATGGCTATAAGTTACCCTCTTAATACACCTACAACTATTGGCATAGAGAGTATTGAGTTACGGGCTAGAAATGCTGTAGCTGTCTCTCAGTCTCCCTTTACATATAAACAGCAAGTAGTTGCCCATCAAGGTCAAACTTGGGAGGCTAGTGTTAGTATTCCCTCTGTGCGTAGAGATCTAGCTGCTGACTGGAAAGCTATGCTAGTAGCTCTTAAGGGGCCTGTAGGCACATTTCTACTGGGAGACCCTGATTATGCTACACCTAGAGGTACAGTAAGTGGTACACCTACTCTGTCAGGTACAGCAGGGGATAGCACAGTTTCAGTTACTATGACAGGTACTCTATTAGCTGGTGATTACATTCAGTTAGGTACAGGCTCTGCTACTAGGCTACATCAAGTATTAGTAGACCAAAGTGGTAGTGGTAACTTAGAGATCTGGCCTGACTTAAGAAGTACATACTCAGGTGAAACTATAATATACAGTAACCCTAAAGGCATATTTAGACTAGCTCAAAGTGTAACATCATGGTCTATAGACAATGCCAGCTTTTACGGTATTTCTTTTGAGGCCATAGAGGCGCAACAATAATGACCCGTAGTTTACCCACAACAATAACCGATGCACTAGATGATAGTGTTGTTTACCCTTTCTTTGGGGTAGA